GACAGCCCGGACATTGCGGAGGGTTCTAAAAAGCCGCAAATCGCCGCTGAGGTCGTGCGCCGCATGATGACCGCGATGGATAAGGCGATGAAAGCCGAAAAAGACCGCCAATGGGCGGCATACATGGAGGAGCAAAAACCGAAATGAGCCATACGACCACATACGCCGTTGACTTTGACGGCACCCTCTGCGAAAACGCCTACCCTGAAATCGGCGCACCCAATTTGCCCCTGATCGACAAACTCATATCCTGCCGCCGCCTCGGTGCAAAGATCATTCTGTGGACGTGCCGGGAGGGCGAGCTGCTGACCCGCGCGGTGGAGTTTTGCCGCTGTTTTGGTCTGGAATTTGATGCAGTAAACGATAACACTGATGAATTGAAACGGGCATATGGTACCAACCCGCGTAAAATCGGTGCTGACTACTACATCGACGATAAGGCCATATCACCCGATATTTTCGTGCCATAGGAGGAGATTTGCCATGAATTTGAATTACTGCCCCGTTCCGGGCGCAAGCCAGCCCCGCGGAATGCGTTTCGATACCGAAAACAGCCGGTGCATCCCCACCAAATGGATGACGCCGGACGAATCACGCCAGCTGCACCGCCTGGCCATTGAGCGCCGCCCCGAAGCCTGTTTTGGCTGCGGGCTGAATCACGACTGCTCCGTGCATGGATGTGCCGTCATCCGCAAAGTATTGCGGCTGTTGGGAGGTGAGGCAGATGTCAGTGTTTGAATTTAATTGCTTGTATGCGGCAAAAGCGCTATTTATGGTTTTTGTTGTCGCACCGATGCTTTTTATGCTGGGTGTTTCGCTGGTATATGCTGTATCGCAATTTCTGGGCAGCATCTGGAATGCGATCATTCTGCATCGTTTTCCGATTTTACGTTGCAAAAAGTGCCGCTACTGGGCCACCGTACAGTGCCCGCTGTATGGCCGCAACACGCCGGATGATTTTTGCAGCCGCGGAGAAAGGTGGTGGGATGACTGATGGATATTCTGCTCTCGATCATCGGTAGTGCCGTTTTGACCGTGCTTCTGTCTATTGCTTACACCGCCGGGGTCTGCGCAGGGAAAGCCGCCACCCACATGGAAGAAGATGACGAACTGAAAATTTATATGGATCACACCCATGGTGAGGATGAACAGTAGAAAGTAGGAGGATTTGATAATGTTTATTTTAATGCTCTTCATAAAGGTCATTCTAGGGCTATTTATCATCGCTTTGATCTTGGTTTTTATCACCCCTATTTTTCTGCTAATGACTGTCGGGAAAGCAGATAAAGCGGCTACGCAGTCGTCGTCGGGGAGCCATCAGGATGATGACGAGCCGGAGATGGTGAATCATCCTGACCATTATAACCGCCCCGGCCAGAAAGAGTGCATTGTCGAAATGGAGGAGAAATTCGGCCTCGCCGCCGTGCAGTATTTTTGCCTGTTGAGCCGTTACAAATACTTATATCGCTGCGGCATGAAAGACGATGCAACCCAGGACATATCTAAAGCCAACTGGTATTGCGATAAGTTTCGTGCGCTGGATGGTGATGATGAACTGCTGAACATTGTGCCCGATAACATAAAGGAGGCCATGCGCTATGAAAGTTGAACTGATTGCCTGTTCCCGCCCTCTGTCTGGCCAGTGCGGCATCAACAAATCGTTGAGCGTCGCCGCCTGTATGTTCTCCAATCCCATGCGCATTATTGAACAGGCCGCGAGTGTGTGCTACGACAGTGAGCCGGATTTTACCGCCTTTAAGATTGCCGAAACCTGTGCCAAAACTGGGCATCTGAGCGTGTACGAGCATAGTTATTTCACGTTCCACGTCACCGGCGTCAGCCGTGCTTGCCTTGCTCAGTTGACCCGGCATCGTCATTTCAGCTTTTCCGTGCGCAGCCAGCGCTATTGCGATGAAAGTTTCTCTGATCCCGTGTTTCCCGCGGCCACCAATAGCGATCAGGACGGCATAATCGCCAATGCCTACGACTACGCATGGGATGCCTACGACCGCTTAATTAAGGATGGCGTGGCAAAAGAGGATGCGCGGATGGTTCTGCCCAACGGCGCACCCACTGAACTGTATGTGTCTATGAACGCGCGGGCGTTGATTGAGGCTAGCCATTTGCGGCTGTGCCGTAGGGCACAGTTTGAAATCCGCTCACTGTTTATGGCGATGCAGTGCTGCGTTGCCCCCATCGCCCCCGATATTGCAAACATGATGGTTCCGCAATGTGAAACCAACCCGCAATACCAGTTTTGCACCGAGGGCAAATCCTGCGGCAAACATCCTCGCCTGCAGGACGCGCTGGCAACAGCTACACAGAAACAAAGTGAGGATGTGGGCGATGAAGCGTAAAAGCATCTATCGCGGATACATCGGCAAGGGATATTCCGATCAGTCCGAGTTCAGCCACCGATATGCCGCATGGGCGCAGAATCACCGGGGATGGGCAAAGATGAAAGCCTATAACCGCCGCATGGCAAAGCGCCGAGAAAAGCGCGACGGTAAGAAAAATATCAATGATGAAATGAGGTCTACCGAAAATGAAATGTCTGTATAAAGTCCCATTCAGCGGCTTTTTTATAGTTTCCGCCGAATCCGCCGAGGATGCAAAGTCCATGAGCAAGGATGATCCGGAAGTTATCTACTCTGAGGAATCTAACGGCGATGTCGAGACTTGCCCCGACGGTGTATCCGTTCCGATTGATGATCGGCATTACCTTTTTATTGAGCCAACAGACGAGGAGGCCGATTATGCGACTGATTGACGCGGATAAAGTACCGCCCCTGTCTGACCTAAGCGGATGCGCTTATGAGGGCAGCGAGTACCAAGCATATAAAAGCGGCGCAGAGTATGGGCGCGGATTGGTGGATGATACACCAACTGTTGACCCGGAATCCCTGCGGCCTACGGCACACTGGATAAAAGAAGATAGTTTCTACAAGGATTCTACTGTCTGGCGCTGCGCTGCTTGCAAAGGAAAATTCGTTCTGCATGGTGAAACACCAGAAAATGAGAACTACCAATATTGCCCTGCCTGCAGCGCAATAATAATCAAAGATGGTCAAGGACGGTGAATTGCAATGACTAACATCCAAGAGGATTTGATTGCGTTCAATTCTCGCAACAATCCGTTTTATAACGATAGGGGCTATGCCGACCCTACCGCATATCAGGGCATTGAGGCGGCGGCAGCCAGTGAATACCGGGCGCGGTTCGATGCTATCGCCGCGCTTATCCACACGGTCAAGTATATTTGCGGGCTGGCGGGGTTCGAGGTCGTGGGCCGAATCACCCTGCGGCATAAGCAGAGCGGCGACATCTACAAGTGAGGAGGCGATTTGAGATATGGTTACACCGAACGAACAAAAAAAAGAAGATGCCGAGGTTTATCCCGTTATCGTCCTCGACCCGAACGGCAATGAGTACACAAAGGGCATCGCGGCATGGCTGACAGCCATTGCAAAACAGGATCCTAAAAACCTTGTGTGCATCGCTCGCAGCATCGACCCAGAAAAACCAGGGCAGTCCGTGTACACCCTTATGCGATGGGACACCAAAGGCGTTGAGCTTTCCGAAATTGCCGGATACCTGACGTCCGTTGCGTCTGAGCTGTTCACCCGTGAGCAACCCAACAGCGAGACTCCATTATAACGATAAAGCGAGGAAAACGGTCATGCAATTCGATAGACAAATTACCATTACCACCGGCGCATCTCGAAACGACCTCAACTGGAAACCTCAGTTGATGACCGTGGCAGAGCTGTATGACCGTCTGCGGAATCCCGTCCGTTCGACGGAAACGCTCGACGCATATATGCACCTGCCGAAACCTCAGCAGGACGCATTAAAGGATGTCGGCGGATTCGTGGGCGGCTCCCTCAACGGCGGGCGGCGCAAGGCCAATGCCGTGACCGGGCGTGACCTTGTGACGCTTGACTTTGATAATATCCCCGGCTGGGGCACTGATGAGATCATCAGCCGTGTGGACGCCATCGGCTGCAGCTATGCGGTCTACTCCACGCGCAAGCACTGCCCCAATAAGCCCCGCCTGCGTGTCGTAATCCCTCTTGACCGTACTGCTACCCCCGATGAGTACGAGCCGCTGGCGCGGCGGCTGGCGTGGCTGATCGGCATTGATAAGGCCGACCCTACCACATTTCAGGCAAGCCGCCTCATGTACTGGCCGAGCGCCTGCGTGGATTCGGATTATGTGTTCCGTTGCAAGGATGCGCCGCTGGCATCCGTGGACTTCCTGCTGGGCACCTACGCCGACTGGCGCAACATGGCTGAATGGCCGCAGGTTCCCGGCGCGGCCCCGAATTACCAGAAGATGGCACTCAAGCAGGGCGACCCCACGGCCAAGCCTGGCATCGTGGGCGCGTTCTGCCGCGCCTATGACATCCGCACGGCGATGGACAAGTTTCTGCCTGGAATCTATACCCCGTGCATCATGGGCAGCGAGGAGCGGTACACCTATACGGGCGGCAGCACAGCGGGCGGCGCTATCATCTACGACAATGGCAAATTCCTGTACAGCCATCACGCCACCGACCCCTGCTCCATGCAGCTTGTGAACGCCTTTGACCTTGTTCGCCTGCACCTGTACGGCGATAAGGACGACAGCGCCCCCGGCAATACTCCGGTCAGCAAGCTCCCGTCCTACAAGGCGATGTGCGAAATGGCGATGCAGGATAGCGCGGTGCAGGCCATCTACAACAAAGAGCAGTTTGCACAGTTGCAGGCTGACTTCGGCGCTATCGCCCCCATCCCCGGCAACGGGCATCAGCAGACCTCCGGCGACAGTGACGGCGCCGAGCCTGTGCAGGGCGAGGTCATCGGCGATGACGGTCAGCAGACCGACCCCAACGCATGGCTGGGTTATATCCAGCGCGATGAAAACGGCAAAATCAAGCAGACCATCGACAATGTTCTGCTGATTCTCAACAATGACCCCCGCCTGTGCGGGCGGTTCATGCTGAACTCATTCAGCGGGCGCGGTGAGGTGCTGTACCCCCTGCCGTGGGACAAAGACCCCGATAAATTCAAACGGCGGGCGTGGGCTGATTCAGACATTTCGGCAATGTACTGGTACATGGAAAAAGGGTACAAGATCACCAAGCGCAACGCCATCGACGCGGGGCTGGACATCCATGCGGCTACACACGCATTTAACGAGGTTCAGGATTTCCTCAAGGGTCTGGCGTGGGATGGAGTTCCCCGGCTGGACACCCTGTTCATCGACTACCTCGGCGCGGATGATTCCCCCTATACCCGCGCTGTCACCCGCAAGGCGTTTGTCGGTGCTGTGGCCCGCGCGATGGAGCCGGGATGCAAGTTCGATAATATGCTGATTCTGTGCGGCCCGCAGGGCCTCGGCAAATCCACGCTGCTGGACAGGATGAGCAAGGGATGGTACAACGACAGCATCCGCACGTTTGAGGGCAAGGAGGCATCCGAGCTTTTGCAGGGCGTTTGGCTGGTCGAGGTGGCCGAACTTGACGCTTTCCGCAGAACTGATGTTTCCCGCATCAAGCAGTTTTTGAGCCTGCGTTATGACCGCTATCGCGCCGCTTATGGTCGTAATGTAAAGGAACTGCCCCGCTGCTGTGTCTTTTTCGGCACCTGCAACGTC